ACGCGTAGGAGTCCACTGATGGAGCGAAACGGAGTAGCTAATGGACCAGAATAACGGCGGAATCTTAGGAAAAATAAATACACCAACTACAACTGTAGCTTCAGGTGTGTGGTCTTTGGATAGTCAGTTTGAAGCTCAATCATCATCAATATGGCCTCTAGCTTTTCCTCAGACAACTTTTACTAATGCTTGTAGATTTAATGATGATAATTCAGATTATTTAGATAAAAGCAGTTATTCAACTCCTACAAGCACAAAACAATTTACTTGGTCATGTTGGTTTAAATTAGGAGAAGTGGGTGCAAGAGGAAGGTTTTTTGATTTTTGGAAAGGTGGTGGGTCAGGTTTTAGTTATGGTAATGGATTATTTTTTACAACAGGACATGAATTAGGTATTGGCTCTGGCGATGATAGTAACGGTAGAATAATAACTAATAGAAAATTTAGAGATCCATCAGCTTGGTACCATGTGGTTGCTGTTTATGACTCTCCAAATTCTACTGCTGGAGATAGATTACGGTTATATGTTAATGGTGAAAGAGAAACTTCATTTTCAGCAAGTGTTAATGCAACTCAAAATTGGGACTACCAAGCATTTACAAGTAATCATGGTGGTATAGGAACATATTATGATAAATCTACATCATCAGAATTTTTTGATGGGTATATGACAGAAGTAATATTTATTGATGGTCAAGCATTAGACCAGACATCATTTGGTACAACAAACCCTATCACAGGTGTTTGGGAGCCCATAGCTTATGCAGGAACGTATGGTAATAATGGATTTAGATTAGATTTTGCAAATAGCTCTGCTTTAGGAACAGATGTATCAGGAAACTCTAATACCTTCACTGCAAACAATTTAAATTCTACTGATCAATCTACAGATACCTGTAGCAATAATTTTATAACATTAAGTCCAATAGACGCTCCAACTAACTCTAGTGGATCTGCTGGAACTCTTCCAACTTTATCTAATGGAAATTTATCAACTGTTAATACTAATTCTGCTTTTAGAGAAGCAAGATCATCTGTTTATTTAACAACAGGAAAGTGGTATTGGGAGTATAAAATGTCAAGAGTAGGTAACACTATACAAGTTGGTGTATTTGCAAACAGTTATAGTTCTGGGTCTGGGGAAAGAAGAATGTATCAAAATAATGGATATAAATATATATCATCATCTTCTTCATATGGTGCTACTTTTACTACAAATGATATAATTGGTGTTGCACTAAATTTAGATGATGGTGAGATAACTTTTTATAAGAATGGAGCTTCTCAAGGAGTTGCTGCAACAGATTTGGTTTCAGGAATGGATGATACAGGATGGACACCGTCTCAAAGTACATATGATGCAGATTCTGAGCTTAACTTTGGTTCTCCACCTTACTCAATTTCATCAGGAAACGCAGACGCCAACGGTCATGGTAATTTTGAATATGCGGTACCATCGGGTTATTTTGCGATTTGTACTAAAAACTTAGCGGAGTATGGATAATGGCTTATACTACAGTAGATAAACCAACAGCTCATTTTAATACTAAATTATGGACGGGTAATGGTTCGGCAGGAACTGCACAAACAGGTGTGGGTTTCCAACCAGATTGGGTTTGGATTAAAGCTAGAGCAGGTACACAAGGTGGACAATCACATGTTACATTCGATGCTATAAGAGGTGCAGGTAAATTTTTATATCCTGATGATGCTGATGGTGAAGTAACAGATACTAATAGACTAACATCTTTTGATAGTGACGGTTTCACTGTAGGTTCAAATAATTCAGTTAATGCTAGTTCAACAACTTATGCATCATGGAACTGGTTAGGTGCTAATGGAACTGCATCTAATACAGATGGTTCTGTAACTACCACCGTTAGTGTTAATACTACAGCTGGTTTTAGTATTGTGTCTTATACAGGAACAGGAAGTAATGCTACTATTGGACATGGATTAGGAGCAAGTCCAAGACTTGTTATTACTAAAAATAGAAGTAGTGCAAATAATTGGGCTATGTATCATGCTTCAACAGGAAATACTAAATCACTTCAGTTAGATAATAATAACACTCCTGCTACAAGTGCAGCTTATTGGAACAATACAACCCCTACTTCTTCAGTATTTACTGTATCAACCGGTAATGATGTTAATAAATCTGGAGATAATATGATTGCTTATTGTTTTTTAGAAAAAAAAGGCTACTCAAAATTTGGAACCTACGTAGGAAATGGAAATTCTGATGGAAAATTTGTTCATCTGGGATTTAAACCAGCTTTTTTTATTACAAGAAGAATCAACACAAGTGCAAATTGGAGCATGTGGGATAACACAAGAGGTTATAACGGCGACATGAAAGTTTTATATCCTGATATACCCGATGCAGAAAATAATGGAGATTATATGGATTTTGTATCTAATGGAGTAAAGCTAAGAGATGGTAATTCTAAATGGGGTGCTGATGGAGACACGTACATCTACATAGCATTTGCAGAAAATCCTTTTGTGACAGCAGGAACTAAAGCAGCGGGGTTAGCAAGATAATGTCTAGAAAAAACGGAGGAATAATCGGACCAGCAAACACACCTGTAGGAGGACTATTTAAAGGAGTAGCAGGTGGTGTGTGGAGAATGAACGATGTTGCAAATTTTGTAAGCAACAGTCAATGGCCATCAGCTCCTCAAAGTATAGATAACTCTTGTAGGTTTAATGGTTCTAGTGATTATTTAAATAGAACACCAAGTTCTGCTGGTAATTTAAGAACTATGACTTTTTCTTTTTGGATGAAAAGAGCTAAACTAGAATCAGATGCACAAAGAATATTTAGTATTTTTGAAAATAGTGGTGCAGAACAATTTTGGTTAAGAACTGCTGATAGTTCTAATGATTATATAGATTTTTTTAGTCAAACAAGTTCATCACAAACTTTAAGACTTGTTTCTAGTGCAAGATTGAGAGATTTATCAGCTTGGTATCACATAGTTGTTGCAGTAGATACAACACAAGCAACAGATAGTAATAGAATTAAAATGTATATAAATGGAGTTCAACAAACATCATTTAGTACAACAAGTTATCCCTCTCAAAATACAGATTTAGAATGGAACAAAGCAGTACCAAATATGGTGGGTGCTCAACAATCTGGTGGTAGTTCTGAATTTATTGATATGTATTTAGCAGAAGTTTGTTTTATAGACGGACTACAACTAGACCCAACATCATTTGGTGAAACTGATTCTACAACAGGAATATGGAAGCCTAAAAAGATAGGTTCATTTGCTTCTGCAGGAACCAATTCATTTTATCTTGATTTCAAAGACAGTTCAAATCTAGGTAATGATGCATCAGGATTAAGTAATAATTTCACTGTAAATAATCTAACGAGCATAGATCAATCTACTGATACTTGTGTAGAGAATTTTTCAACTATGAATCCTTTAGTTTATAATACATCAACATCAGTGGTTTTTGCTGAAGGAAATTTACAAGTTTCTACAACAGACTCTGCAGTATTCGGCTCTGTTTCAACAATAGGTGCCTCTTCTGGTAAATGGTATATGGAGGTAAAACCGACTCAAATTGAAAATAAAATGGCAATTGGAGTTACAGCTGCAGCTTCTGCTGATGCAATAAATAATCATAGACCTGGTGATGGAGCTTTCTCAGCTGGAATAAGAAGTAGTGGAGATGCTAAATTAAACGGAAGTTCAGAATCAGGAAGTTGGGATAGTTTTACAACATCAGACATAGTAGGAATAGCTTTAGATTTAGATAACAATAAATTATATTTTTCTAAAAATGGAACATTTATGAATTCTGGTGATCCAACATCAGGCTCTACAGGAACAGGAGCAATATCTTTAACCGACCCAGCAAGTACAACAGATGGTTTTTATTTTTTTGCTTTTGGTGATCCTGGAGCTGGATCTGGAACTGCAAATATAGCACAATTTAATTTTGGTTCTCCACCTTACTCAATCTCATCAGGCAACGCAGATGCAAATGGTTTTGGAAACTTCGAATATTCTGTACCTTCGGGTTATTATGCGTTAAATACATCTAACTTAAATACTTATGGATAAAAATTATGGCTTATAGTTCAATTACAAAACCAGAAGATCATTTTAATACTAAACTTTATACAGGAAATGGTGGAACACAATCTATTACAGGTGTAGGATTTCAGCCTGATTGGTGTTGGATAAAAAATAGAAACGATACAGGTGGTGGTGGTTATGGTCACAGATTGATCGATGCAGTTAGAGGAGCAACAAAAGAATTATATTCAAATAATAATGGTGCAGAAAATACAGTTTCGACTGGTTTAACTTCTTTTGATAGTGATGGATTTACTTTAGGTTCATCTTCAGGAGTTAATAATAATGCATCAGGTGCAGATAGTTATGTGGCATGGAATTGGTTAGCTGGTGGCACAACACCAGCCATAACATACTCAGTAAAAGTAGTTTCAGATTCAGGTAACAAATATAGATTTGATGACTTTGGAACAAGTGCTGTTACATTAGATTTACAAGAAGGTGGGACTTATACATTCGATCAATCTGATAGTTCTAACTCAGGACACCCATTAAGATTTTCTACGACATCAGATGGAACACATGGTGGGGGAAGTGAATATACTACAAATGTCACAACCACAGGAACTCCAGGAAGTGCTGGTGCAAAAACTGTAATTACAGTAGCCGCATCTGCACCAACTCTTTATTACTATTGCACACAACACTCTGGCATGGGTGGACAAGCAAATACAAATTCTACACATGGCTCATCTAATTTTAGTGGCAGTATGCAAGCTAATGTTTCTGTTAATACCACTGCTGGATTTAGTGTTGCTACTTTTACAGCTTCAGGAAGTGGAGATGAAAGTTTTGGACATGGTTTAGGTGCCAAACCTAAAGTAATGTTTTTAAAAAGTAGAAGTAACTCAGGTAGTTGGGGAGTTTATCATGAAAGCACAGATGCTTCTGCACCAGAAGACGATTATTTAAATTTAGATAGTACTGCTGCCAAAGCTGATTTATCTGGAGTATTTGGTGCTGGAATGACATCAAGTGTTGCTGGAGTAGGAGTTGGGGTAGGTTTTACTTCTGGTTATACTTATGTTGGCTACTGCTTCGCAGAGAAAAAAGGCTACAACAAGTTCGGAAGTTACACAGGAAATGGAAATACTGATGGTCCATTTATTTACACAGGATTTAAACCAGCTTTTGTTATTGTTAAAAATACAGTAACATCACCTACAGATTGGATTATGATTGATAATAAAAGACCTGGATATAATCTAGGTTTACCTATACAACCAAATTTAAGTAATGCAGAAGGGTCTTCAAACACAGCAGATCTTTTAAGTAATGGTTTTAAAGTTAGAAATCAATATGGTGGTTGGAATGGTACTGTAAAAACAATTTACATGGCATTTGCAGAAAACCCATTTGTAGCCAATGATTCTGGAACAGCGGTGCCAGTAACAGCTAGGTAAAATAGGTATAGACAATAAATTAAAAATACAATAAAAGGAGATCAATATGTATGCAAAAGTAGAAAATAATCAAATCGTAAGAGCAAACTCTAACCTTGGGGTATTTGGTTTAGCTCCTGAGTCAACCATTGCTCAAAGAGAGGCACAAGGTGTTTACGAGATCATATACGATAACATCAATTTAAAAAATTCAAGATACTATTGGAACGGTGCGGAATCTATGGTATTTGCAAATAACGCTGTTACCGCAAGTTATGCGCCAGCTACAGGTAAAGATGTAGATGATAAGGATGCAGTTGATCAAAATGGAGATAATGTTTTAGATCAAGATGGTAATCAAGTAATTATCGAAGGTCTAAAAACAATATTTAAAAAAGAAATAAAAGCACAAGCTAAAGGTTTACTATCATCAAGTGATTGGTATGTGGTCAGAAAAGCAGAGGATGCTGAATCTACAATACCATCTGATATAGCTACTTACAGAGCAGCTGTTAGAACTAGATCTAATGAGATGGAAACAGCAATCGATGGTGCAGCTGACGCGGCGGCTATGGAAACTTTATATACATACACTAACACAGGCACAGAAGAAAGCCCTGTGTACACTAGACCTTTAGGCGAGTGGCCTAAACTTTAGTAATTCTTAAAAATATTGCTTCTGTATAAAAACTGATATAGAACATAAAAAGTAGGTTTTTATGTTACAAAAAATAGGATTTCAACCAGGTATAAATAAACAAATAACCGACACGGGAGCAGAGGGTCAATGGACCGACTGTGATAATGTTAGGTTTAGATATGGTACACCTGAAAAAATAGGTGGTTGGAAACAATTAGGAGATGATGCTCTTACAGGAGCAGGTAGAGGTCTTCATCATTTTGTAAATAGTTTATCTAGAAAATATGCGATTATAGGCACAAACAGAATTTTATATGCATTTTCTGGTGGTGTTTATTATGACATACATCCTATTAAATCTACAACAACGCTTACAAGTGCATTTACCACGACCAATGGATCAGCTGAAGTTACGATAACTTTTAGCGGTGATCATGGTATATCTGCACAAGATATAGTATTATTAGATAGTTTTTCAGCTATTACTAATTCTAATTTTGCAGCTTCAGATTTTAATGATAAAAAATTTATGGTGACGACAGTCCCCAACGCTACAACCATTACGGTCACAATGCCATCAGCAGAATCAGGATCTGGTGCAACAACATCAGGTGGTATTCGAGTACAACATTATTATCCTGTGGGACCAGCGGTGCAAGCAAAAGGTTTTGGTTGGTCATTAGGATCATGGGGTGGTGAAGTATCAGGTGAACCTGCAACCACTTTACAAAATGGTATTAATAGTTCTGTAACTACAGGTAT